ACTGTGCTTGGATGGCAGCAATAGCTAAATCAGGAGCAGCTTTTGAGTAATCACACATAATAATCTCCTTTCGTTTACTAGGCTACTGCAATAGCCGGTAAGAATAGTTTAGGGGAGATTAGAGGGAAAGTAAATAGGAGGATTTTATGAATGAAAAAAGAGTAGCCAAATACGCCGAAAGCTTGAAAGGCATAAAGTATCCCGAATGGCTGGAACTACAAAAGCATATAAATGAGATATTTAAAGAGAAATTGGAAAGGCTTCAGGCGGAACTAAATTTGGAGGTGAAAGAGTGACCGAAGAGCAGAGAAAGTTAGAAAGTATTTTACTAAGAGTAGTTGAGGATCTGTACATTCATGGTACAGCGGAACAGGTATCACTGATATCACATGAACTTATAGAATTGTGGGAGGTGACAAGAAAAGATGGAGTACCCAAAGCAAATAATGAAACTAAGTGAGTTAAAAAATATGGGCTTTCCTGTACCTTTACTGATGGAAGCTTATAGAGATCCAAAACAAACATTCGCAACAAAGATAGACCCATCAAAGCCAAACTCAAAGATTATTTTTGATACAGTCGGTTTTGATAAGTGGATAGCAAAGAGGATAAAGATACAGACTGCCGAGTTTGCAAGCCAAAGAAGAAGGCCTGCAAGGGGAGCAGGCTGGAAAATAGTAAGAGAGGTAGGATAAATGGGAAAAGAGCTAAAAGAGGTTTTAGGTGGCAATTTCGCAAACATGAATTTGAGAGGAGTGAGCTTTAAAGGGCAGAACTTATCAGGGGCAAACTTCAGGGGTGCAGACCTTGAGGGGGCAAGCTTTATAGATGCAGTTCTTGTCAGCGCAAATTTTGAGGGCGCAAATTTAAAGAATACGGATTTTTCATGTGCTAATGCATGGTCGGCAAACTTTAATGAAACAAATTGCCAGAACGCCATATTTTTATCGGCAAACCTTACAGAGGCAAGCTTTGAGGGGGCTGATCTGGACGGTGCGTCATTTGCACAGGCTAATTTAACAGAAGCAAGCCTTGAGGACGCAAATATCACCACTGCGGAGTTTGATAACACCATTGGTATTTTTTCCGTGTGTTCGACTGAAGGAAGCTTTATCGGTTGGACTATTGGAGAAGATGAAGAAGGAAATGAGTGCTTGGTTGAAGTATCTATTCCTACATGGGCTCAGAGAAGCTCAGGAACAACAAGAAAATGTAGGGCGGAAATACTGTATATAGAATCTATAGAAAGATTGAAAGATGGCTATGATCCGATTGAGGTTACTTTAAAAAACAGAAATTACATCTTAACTGAGAATGATGTTGTACGAGATAAGGACTATGAAGTAGACAGATTCAAGGTAAGCTCAACAGATTTGTACTTCTGGATATCAAAGGAAGAAGCCTTAGCAAATACGAGGAAGAAAATATAAAAACGAGAGATAAATTAAAGGAGGAGAAAATGTCAATTTCAAGCGGAGCAATGATACAAACATTAACAGGAGAAAGAAAAGAGGTATCTTCAGATAGATATTTGGACTTTTTGGAAGCAAAACAAGGGATGCAGATAGTTGAAATAACTGCCCTTAAGAAAGAAATCAAAAAGCTAAAGACTTTGTCCTACAATATGAAAAAATTATTTTTATCAGGATTATTTGGATTAGCTTTTTTGAATGTAATTGTGATAGCTGTAGTACTTTTTGTTAAATAGGGGGATGAATGAAACTGTTAAAAATGAAACTTGAAAATTTTCAAGGTATAAAGAACTTAGAACTGGATATGCAAGGAAAAGATTGTTCTGTATATGGCGATAACTGAACCGGTCAGAGTACTATATATAATGCTTTTACATGGCTTATGTACGGAAAGCCGTCTACACAGGAAAAAAATTATACACCTAAGACAATAGGAAGTCACAAGTTAAACCATATCGTAGAACTTAAACTGCAACTTGACACTGGTGCAGAGATGGTATTAAAGAAAGATTTTCACGAGATTTATAAAACAGTAAGAGGTGGTGCTAATCCTATACTTTCAGGACATTCAACAGACTATGAGATAGATGGGGTACCGGTAAATGAAACAGGATTTAAAAAGACTCTTCTTGAACTTTATAAAAGTGAAGAGCTTGCAAAGATGCTCACTTCATATGATTACTTTTTAGATAACATGAAGACAGCTGATAGAAGAAGAATTCTTCTTGAAATATGCGGTGATGTAGATTTTGAGGATGTTATATCGAAAAATCCGGATCTATCAGAGCTTAGGAAGATATTAATTAAGAAAGGGGATACTACAGAGCTATATACAGTTGATGAATACAGACAGATCGCAGATAAGGAAAGGTTATTAACGGATAAAGAGCTTAAGGATATTCCGGGGAGAATAGATGAGGCACAAAAAGCAAAGCCTGATATAAATGAGCTTATTCCTTCCGTTATAGATGAAAGAATACAGTGGATAAAGGATGAGCAAAGGAAACTTGAACTTGAACTTTCAGATAAAGAAAACACAGCACTACTATCAATACTTAATCAAATATCAGAAGTTGAAAGGAAGATTTCATTAGGTGAGACAGAACATATAAGATCAGAGAATGCTAAGAATAAAGTTATTTTTGAGAGAATCAATGACTTGCAAAAACAACTTTCGGATACAGATAAAGAAATACTTCATGCATCTGCATCATATAATGAGCTGGAATATAATCTGAATATGATAATATCAAAAAGGGAGTCTTTGCTTAAAGAGTATACAGAGGAAAACAACAGGGAATGGGGTGGTGTAACAGTATGCCCTACTTGTAAAAGAGAACTTCCGGAAGAGCAAATTGATGAGTCAAAGAAAATATTTAACATAGCAAAGGCTAAACGTCTTGCAGACATAAATGAAAAAGGAAAAGTTGAGTGTAATAAGGCACTGATAGAAAGTAAAAAAGAAGAAATAAAAGCTTATGAATTAAAGCTGGAAGAGCTTAAGGGTAAGAAAGAACAGATATCAAAGCTTATAGCTGAAACAGAAAATTCTTTAGAGGGCATGATTCCATATAAGTCTACTCAAAACTATATTGAGTTAAATAAAGAACTTGAAAGATTGAAATCAATGCAAAATGATATAAAGGCTGCATCAGATGTAACAGAAAATGCAATAAAAGACAGGATAAGTAAACTTAATGAGGAACTGGAAAATGAGCAAGGTAAAAAAGCACAGATAGAGATGGTTAAGAGGCAGGATCTGAGAATAAAAGAACTTGAAGAAAAAGAAAATGAACTTGCCGGAAAGTATGAAGAACTTAGCAAGGGACTGTATCTTTGTGAGCAGTTTATAAAAGCAAAGACAAGGATGTTGGATGAAAAAATAAATAATCGTTTTAAGACACTTAAATTTAGGCTTTTCATTGAACAACAAAATGGAGGCATAGCTGATGATTGTGAAGCATTAGTACCATGTCAGACCGGTTTAGTACCTTTTAAGAGTGCAAATAATGCTGCAAGAATTAATGCCGGACTTGAGCTTATAGATACTCTTTCAGAGTATTATGGGGTTCAGCTGCCCTTGTTTTTGGATAATGCAGAATCAGTAACAAAGTTCAATAAAACAAAGACACAGCTAATCAAGTTGATTGTGTCTAAAAAAGATAAGGTTGTAAATTTTGAAAGAGAGGATTAATATATGGCAACAAATGAGAAAGTAACAGAAGTAGCAACTAAGGAAAAACAAAGTTTACTGATTACAAGCAATAGTGAAAAATTCACAAACAAGGTACTTAGGGAATTTGGAAGTACAGCCGGAGCTATACAGGTTACAGATTATCAGAGACAACTTATACAAGGGTACTTTATCTCTATAGATAGAGCATTAAAAGCAGCAGAAGAAAAGCGAATATATAAAAATGCTAATAATTCAGATCATTCTTATGATGATCCTAATCCTATTACATGGAATACTGTTGATTTGAATGCACTGGCACTTGATGTAGTATATTATGCAAGAATGGGGCTTGATATGATGCAAAGCAACCATTTAAGTGCAATACCATTTAAGAATAATAATAAGACCTGTGAGTCAGGTACAAAGATGTATACTGTAACTCTTATTCCCGGATATAATGGAATACAGTACATTGCACTTAAGTATGCATTAGAAAAGCCGGCATCAGTAACTACAGAGCTGGTATATAGTACAGATACCTTCAAACCGATAAAGCGTAGTCATGATAATAAAATTGAAAGTTATGTATTTGAAATAAATAATGCTTTCGATAGAGGTGATATTGTAGGTGGATTTGGGTATATAGAATACAAAGATCCTGAAAAAAACAAACTTATTATAATGACTATGAAAGACATTATGAAGCGTAGACCGGAAAAGGCTGCCGGAGAATTTTGGGGCGGTACAAAGACAGTTTGGGAAAAAGGCAAGAGAAAAGAGGTCGAGACAGACGGATGGTACGAAGAAATGTGCTTAAAAACTCTAAAAAGAGAGGTTTACAGCGCAAAGAATATGCCTCGAGATCCGAAGAAAATAGATGACTCTTATCAATATATGAAGCTACAGGAAATAAGAATGGCAGAAATGGAAGCACAGGAGCTTATAAGATCTAATGCAGGGCAGATAGTAATAGATATTGAAGACGACGCTATGACAGAGGTTAAAGAAAATACCAAGGTTGCATCAATATCTAAAAAGTCTGATGATCAACCGCCGGAAGTTGAAGAATCTGAAGAGATTGTAAGTAATCAACCGGAATTTTGATGATAATAAGACCTATAGCATCAGGTAGCAGCGGAAACGCATACTATATAAGTGATGGAAAAAGTAGTTTGCTACTTGATGCAGGTATACCTTTAGCAAGAATTCAAGCTGGTTGCGGTTATTGTGTATCAAAGTTAAGCGGTTGCCTTGTTACACATGCTCATAGTGACCATGTAAAAGCTGCGAAGGATTTAGCTAAGTTAGGTGTAGATATTTATACAAGCCAAGGCACTATTGATATGGCAAATTTAATCGGACACCGTATCCATAGAGTAAGAGCATTGGAGCAGTTTGAAACAGGTACATTTAAAATACTTCCTTTTGATGTAGAGCATGATGTACCTGAGCCTTTGGGATTTTTAGTATACAGTAAGGAAACTAAAGAAAAATTATTGTACCTTACAGATACATATTATATTCGCTATATATTTAAAGGGCTTACTCATATCTTAATTGAAGCAAACTATGATCCGAGTGTTCTTTTAAGCAATACCGGAATTAACTATATAGACTTCAGTAGGGCTAAGAGGGTAATAACTTCTCATATGAGTATAGATACAACTATACAGACATTGAAGTCATTGGATTTGAGCCTGGTAAAACAGATATATCTTTTGCATCTAAGTAATGACAATAGTAATGCAGAGGTGTTTAAGGAAAGAGTGCAGGCCATAACCGGAAAAGAAGTTTATATATGCTGATTAGCAGTAGGGTTGGACTAATCTACTATAAAAGCCAAAATTATACAGCAGGGGCGGATAAACTGCTATAAAAGCCGAATTATGAATATACTTTGTGGAAGTAAAACCACATAAAAAACACTTTAATATTAAGCGTAATATTTGCGCAGGTAGGCTTACTTATATCAAGGCAAATATATTATAAAAGTAAGCCGGTATGTTCCTCTGGAATTGGATAAAGCAATGGAATACTTGGCCAGTCGGTCACTACTTACAAAGATAAGCACACTTGCTGGTCCGGTCACTACAATTGCTCCAATACATAGGACAAAGAGGAAGGTAACTTAATGGCAAGACCCAAAAAACAAGGATTGCTTTACTTTTCCTTTGATACAGATTTTTTCTATTCGGATAGGCGTATTAAAGCCTTAAGGTCAAGATTTGGAAATGATGGAATTGTCTTATATATCTGGATTTTATGCGAAGCATATAAAGATAAGGGATACTATTTAATATATGACGAAGACTGCATTGATAATATGATTACGGATCTTGGCTTAACCGAGGGGTTCATAGAGCAGGTAATGGAATACTTGGCCAGTCGGTCACTACTTACAAAGATAAGCACACTTGCTGGTCCGGTCACTACAATTACTTCACCTGGAATACAAAAAAGATATCAGGAAGCTATGAAAGGTCAAAAAAGAACAGTAGATGTTCATGGTGGAATTTGGCTTTTGAAAAAAGAGGAAACAGCTTCTTTTATTAAAGTTACACAAAAAGTAGCAATTTCCGAGAAAAACCCTAGTATTTCCGAGAAAAACCCTAGTATTTCCGAGAAAAACCCCCTAAAAGAAAAGAAAATAAAAGAAAGTAAAGTAAAGGAAAGTAAAACAAATAAATATATAGCTGCAAAGGAGACACTTGATTTTTCCTGTTTTTCTTATGATGAAAAACTGAATGAAGCTTTTTTAGAATTTGCAAAAATGAGGGAAAGAATTAAAAAGCCTATTTCAACGCAACATACAATAGATTTATTGATTAAAAAGCTAAAGGAACTATCTACGACAAATGGGAATATGGATAATGACAGAGCCATAGGGGTTCTTAATCAGTCTATTATGAATAACTGGCAGGACTTATATGAATTAAAAAGTAACAGCAACAAGAACTTCAATAATTATAATCAAGGAGGAGTCATAGACTGGGATAAAGTATGACAAGAGATGAAGTAAAAGAAATCATAATGATAATGACTTATACTTACTCAAATTATAGGCCGACAGATGTTAAGGCTACAGTAGATATATGGGCATCAATATTAGCTCCCTATCAATTTGAAGGCATTAAGGCTGCTTTACATGCATATATATTAAGTGATACTAAAGGGTTTGCACCTTCACCCGGTCAACTTATAGATCAAATTCCAGTAAAGAAATTTGATATGACTGAACTTGAAGCATGGGGAATAGTCAATAAGGCAATTTCAAATTCAAATTATCATGCAAAAGAAGAATTTGATAAACTTCCACCAGTGATACAGAAGACTCTTGGAAGATGTGATGTCCTTAAAGAATGGGCAAGCATGGAGAACGATACAGTGCAAAGTGTTATACAGTCTAATTTCATAAGGAATTACAGAACTGTATTACAAAGAGAAAAGGATATTGGAAAACTTCCGGTTAAGCTTAGAGAGTTATTAGAAATAACTGGGGAAAAGATGTCAGGAAGAGGGATAGAATCAAATTGATTGTAAAAAAATTGATGAATAGAAGTAGAAGGAGAAAATATAAAAATGAACAATAATGGAGCAGGTGTATTTAAGGGTATAGAAAAAGGTGAACTAAACTATGAATGCGATACTTAAATATCCTGGAGCAAAGTGGAGAATTGCCGACTGGATAATAGAGAATATCCCTGAACATCATAGTTATATAGAGCCATTCTTTGGAAGCGGTGCAGTATTCTTTAATAAGCCTCAATCAAATATTCAAACAATTAACGATTTAGATGGAGATGTTGTTAATTTCTTTGAAGTTGTAAGAGATATGCCAGAAGAACTGGCTACAAAAATCTACATGACACCATACGCAAGGAAGGTATATGAAAACACATATGAACAGTTAAATAAAATAAACACTTCAAAGATTGACAGAGCATTGAACTTTTGCATCAAGATAAATATGAGTTATGGCCATAGATTCAGCTATAAAGTAGGTTGGAAAAACGATGTACAGGGACGAGAAAGAGCATATGCTCTAAGATCTTGGAACAAAATTCCTGATATCATCATAGAAGCGGCAGTAAGGCTTAAAGAAACACAGATTGAAAATGGTCCTGCAATAGAAGTTATAAAAAGATTTAACAATCCTAAGTGTCTGATATATTGTGATCCACCGTACTTGCTAGGAACACGCAATATATCAAAACAATACAATTATGAGATGAGTAATAAAGACCATGAGGATTTACTTAACACAATAATTAAGAGTAAAAGTAAGATTATAATAAGTGGTTATGATTCAGATTTATACAATGATGCATTGAAAGATTGGAGAAAAAAGACAAGTTTTAATCTAACTCAAAGCATGAGAAAAGTAAAAGAAGTACTTTGGATGAATTATGATTGCGAAAAGCAATTAAGCATATTTCGGACAGATAATTAAAAAGGAGCGAAAATGAATAGGGTAATATTGATGGGAAGATTAACAAGAGATTCTGAAGTTAGATATTCAAGTGGTGAGAAATCCATGGCAATTGCAAGATATACACTTGCAGTAGACAGAGGTTTTAAGCGTGGAGACTCATCTGAACAGAATGCAGACTTTATACCATGCATTGCATTTGATAAAGCTGGGGAATTTGCAGAGAAGTATTTTAGACAAGGAATGAGAGTATTGGTTTCCGGTCGTATTCAGACAGGAAGTTATACCAACAAAGAAGGTCAAAAGGTTTATACAACTGAGGTTATTATAGATACTCAGGAATTTGCAGACAGTAAGGGAGCAAGCGAAGGTGCAAACAGCTATCAGCCCTCCACAAGTCAATCAAGATCATCCGCAAACTCTGACGGATTTATGAATATTCCTGATGGAGTTGATGACGAGGGATTACCATTTAACTAGGTTAAAAATAAGAAAGGGTACTTTATCATGGCAATACAAAAGAATGTGACAATAAATCGCAAGGAATACGAGCGTATAAAAAAGTATGATCGTACTCAGATGGATACATTTATTCAGAGTGTTTATAAAAGTGGTTTTAAAGCCGGTACAGAGTCAGTACCGGGGATAGATATATCTAAAATCAGTGAAATCTTGATGGGAATAAAAGGCCTAGGCGCAAAGAGAGTTGAGTGTATAATTGCAGCGCTTGAGAAGGAGTTAGTATGCTAATACCTACCGTGGAAGTAAAAGAATTTGAGAGATTTGGATTTAAGCCGTGCCGGGGACTTCCTAAAGGTTTGCAGTGCTACTATTTATGCGTTGCAAGAGGTTGCAAGTTTATTTTCGTCAGTCCAAAATGCTTTATGGTTGAGGCTTGGCGAAAAGACGATTCAAGGATACATGAAAGGCCTAACTGCAGATATCGAGACAACCGCACAGCTATTGATATTTTATATGACTTGATAAAGGCAGGTATGCTAAAAAAGAGAGGTGAGTGAGTGACGGCTAAAGAATATTTAAGACAGCTTAAGACGCTGGATTGTCTTATAAAAGCTAAAGAGCTGGAGAAGGAAAGACTTATGGCACTGGCCGGGAAAGTAAGTGTAAGCTTATCAGAGAAGGTGCAAGGCGGATCAGGTGGTGGAACAGAGAATGCAATAGTTGATAGTGTGGATTTAGAGAAAGAGATTACTGCAGATATTAAAAAGCTTGTCGAATTAGTAGAAGAGGCAAGGGGATTTATAAATAAGCTGGATAATGAGAGATATAAAGCAGTTCTATCTATGCGATATATATCCGATATGACATTTGAAATGATAGCTGAGACCATGCATTACTCATTAGGCACAATACATAATCTGCATGCAAGAGGGCTGAAAGAGTTTGATAAAGTATTTAGTGAGAAAAAGTGAAGAAAAGTGAATAAAAATGAAGAAAATAAAGTTGGAAGTATGATATAGTGTATATGTGAAAAGTTTAAAGCAAGTATACTTTTTCATAAGATCCTCCTTTTGGGTATGAGAGCGGGTGGGCATTTTACCGCTCTCAAATTTGGGATAAATCGTTGTAATGAACCTCTTAAGCTATTTTTCAATTAAGACAGTCAAGTGTGGCTGTCTTTTTTAATAAAACTTTTATAAATATGTTGACATACGTGTTAATACGTGTTATAATGTATTTAGAAGTTAAGGAAAGGGGGAAACGATTATGAAAGGTTCAGAATTGGTCAAGCTACTAAAGAAAAACGGATGTTATTTAGTAGAGCACGGTGGTAGGCACG